CAGCGAAAGAGCTTACGAGGAACTGAATGAAAAGAATGTATGAATTTGGGTGTGGCTCATGCCACCACATCACTGAGAAACTGACTGGTTATGAGACAGTTGAAGTTCAGTGTGAGTGTGGTGAGTTAGCAACACGCAAAGTAAGCGCTCCAGCAATCAAGTTGGAAGGATGGTCGGGGAGTTTCCCTGGTGCGGCAAACAAGTTTGATCGCATACATCGTGAAAAGTTGAGTGCAGAGCGTAAAGCGAACTCATAAACAAGTTGTTGTCGAGTTCATATCTCCTAGAACCGTAACGGCAGGAAAAGGAAACAACCATGCTAGTTGACAATGAAGACGAGAAGTTGGGTGAAGAAGTCAAAGTTGAAGACCAAACCCTAGAAAAATCTGTTGAGCCAGCATCATCTGATCTTCCCGACAAATATCGGGGTAAATCCTTAGATGACATCATTCGGATGCACCAAGAGGCAGAAAAGCTCATTGGTAAGCAAGCTCAAGAGGTTGGAGAGGTCAGGAAACTTGCTGACGAACTCATCAAACAGAATCTCGGTACTCGGCAACAAGTGGTTAAAGAGGATGAGCCTGAAGTAGATTTCTTTGAGAATCCTCAGAAGGCTGTTCAGAAGACTGTTGAGAAACATCCTGATGTCTTAGCGGCTCGTCAAGCGGCGGCTGAGTTCAGAAAGATGCAGACACAGCAGAGGTTGACGCAAGTTCATCCAGACATGGGTGAGATTGTGAAAGACCAAGGTTTTGCAGATTGGGTTAAAGGCTCTTCAGTGCGCCTTGCCTTGTTTGCCAAAGCTGATGCTGAGTTTGATTTCGAGGCGGCTAATGAACTGCTTTCCACCTACAAAGAGCTTCGTGGCGTGAAGGTTAAGCAGACCGAAAATGCTGGAGAGCAAGTTCGTAAGCAGAACCTAAAGGCTGTTGGAGTGGATAGTGGTGGAACTGGTGAGTCTACAAAGAGGGTTTACAGACGGGCCGACCTTATTCGGCTGAAGATGACCGACCCTGGGCGCTACGAAGCACTCTCAGACGAGATTATGCAAGCATACGCAGAGGGAAGGGTTAAGTAACTTTCTTTTGGAGATTTGAAAAATGGCAACAGCATTTAATCCCGCAAATAGTGTAACGACCACTACCGCAGCAACCTTCATTCCTGAGATATTGAGTGATGAGATTGTTGCCGCCTACAAGAAGAATCTTGTTCTGGCGAACCTCGTTAAGCGCATGAACTTCAAGGGCAAGAAAGGTGACACCGTTCACATTCCCGCTCCCACCCGTGGTTCTGCAAACGCCAAGACTGCCACTAACGCAGTGACTTTGATTGTTGCGACTGAAACCGAAGTGTCTGTCAGCATTGACAAGCATTACGAATACAGCCGTTTGATTGAAGACATCGTTGAAGTGCAAGCCTTGACCAGTCTGCGTTCTTTCTATACGGAAGACGCTGGTTACGCTCTGGCTAAACAGATTGACACCGATCTGGTTCAGTTGGGTCGTGCGTTCAACGGCGCTTCTATCGGCACAAACGATTATGCGACTTCTGCATCGTCCACCAAAGCCTACATCGGCTCTGATGGCACGACTGCTTACAATTCGTCTACATCGAATGCCGCCGCCCTGACTGATGCCGCTATTCGCCGCACCATTCAGCGTTTGGATGACAACGACACCCCGATGGATCAGCGTTTCTTCCTGATTCCACCCTCTAGCCGTAACACCTTGATGGGTCTGGCTCGCTACACCGAACAAGCATTTGTCGGTACTGATGACGCTATCCGCACTGGTGAAATCGGTAATCTGTATGGTATCCCTGTGTTTGTGTCGAGCAACGCAGATACCACTTCAGGTTCTGGTGCGGCTCGTGTTTGTATCATGGGTCATCGTGATTCGATGGTATTGGTCGAACAAGTGGCAGTTCGCTCACAGGTTCAGTACAAGCAAGAATACCTTGCCACCCTGTTCACCAGCGACACTCTGTATGGCGTAGCCGCCTTGCGTAGTGCCGCTACTGTGGGTGCGGCTAAGTCTTCTGCTTATTTTGTCTTGGCTGTGCCAGCCTAATTGCAGTTGCCCCCCTGCCCTCGTGGTGGGGGGTCTTTTTTAACTTGATTAGGAGAAATCAAAATGGCAACCGCATCAGCAGTTGTAACACGCCGTGGTAACGATCAGTTCCGTGGCTTGTTTTCTGACACTTGGTCTGTCAAATGCACTTTGGACGCAGGTTCATTGGTGGATGGCGCAGGTGAAACAGACGATGTAACAGTTCCCGGTGTTGCTCTTGGCGACATGGTGATTGGCGCATCTTTGGGCGTGGATTTGGTGGGTATCACTGTCACTGGCTATGTCAGTGCCGCCAATACTGTCAAATTCCGTATCCAAAACGAGTCAGGTTCCACTGTCGACTTGGCATCTTCTACTATGCGTATCGTTGTGGTTCGCATGGTCTAAGGGGACGGGGGACACAATCCCCC